TGAGAACAGCAGGTGTAATTGCAAGCAAATAAAGAAAGGAGGTAAAACATGATGCTAACTATTCATACTCTGTTTAATGACCCCAATATCGTAAACGCCGTTATCCAGCGCGTCCTTCAGACTCGTAAGGATACAATCTACTGGCAGCAGTATCTTGATTTCCGTAGAACGACTACCCGTGTATTCAAGGACTACATCGGTCAGGTTACTGGAGTGATGGCCGGTTCTATTAACTCACGATACGGCGAGAAGCCTATCCGTGAACGCCGGAATATCGGTTCAGGATATGGTGAAATCGCTTATCTTGGCGATGCTTACCAGATTTCCATTGACCGCCTGTCCGAACTTCAGGACTTGATTGACAAGTTTAACACAGCTAAACCTGCTGACCAGGTAGCAGCCATGCAGGAAATCGTGAATTTCATCTATGACGATTACCGCCAGGTACTTTTGGCAGCTCACAAGCGCATGGATATTATCGTAGGTTCACTTCTGATGACCGGAGAAGCAGCTGTTAAGAACAAGGACGACAATGCCGGAGGCGTTGACCTTCTCAACATTGAATTGCCGTTCAAGTTCATCAAGCCTGATACTGGTGCGAAGACGAACTTCATCACCTATTTGCAGCAGCAGATTAATGCACTGAAAGCGGACTACGGTAATTTCCAGAAGATGATTATGTCACGAGGAACTTTCGTGAAGAATATCATCGGGTCGGCTGAGTTTGGTGACAAGTTCAAGATGCAGCTTACAGGAAATGAGATGTATCTTTCAACTGGTTTGATTACATCTCAACTGGCTTCCCAAGTATTCACTGGCATCGGGCTTCCGGCCATTGAAATCAAGGAAGATTACGTGAAAGACCAGACCGGGAAGAACGTGCAGATTTATGCAGACGACCGTATCACCTTGCTTCCGCAGGATAAGGTCGGTTATATGCGTTTCCACACTCCGTACGAAGCAGTGGACGGCGTACCGGGACGTAACTACACCCAGGCAGACGGTGATATGCTTATTTCCGGTTACAAGGACAAGAACGGTCGTTATTTGGAATACACTGCAGAGTGGATTCCTCAGATTACGAACCCGAATCTGATTGTGAACTTTGATTTGTCAACCATGAACACATGACAGTAAACGACTACATATCACAGAAGTTTCAGACCTTCGGCATCAACTTGTCGGAGGCTGACCTTTTGGAGATAAGTTTGTCTTCAGAAGTAAGCGGAGAGGATGAGGTGGGCCCGTCAAACATCGGACTTGTTTCGGTGTCTATGGCGAAGTTTATCCCCTCTCTTCTACTTCGTGCTACTTCCATCAGCGAGAACGGTTTCTCTATGTCCTGGGACACCAAAGGCTTGAAGGAATACTACTCATTCTTGTGCAAGAAGTATGGTCTTGAAGACACGCTGTCAGATAAACCTAAAGTCAGATTCCTATGATATTTGCCCCACATACATTACAGGTTAAGGTCTTTACTCCGATGGAAACAGACGAGTTCGGCCGGCCCATTCCCGGAACCGGTGGAGAAAGCTGGCAGGACGTATGTAAGTGCCGGTGCGACGATAACTCAACCAAGGAGTTTACTTCGGAGAATGGCAAGGTATACCGACCGAACTATCACGTAGTCTGTGAGAAGAAAACCTCACTGAAGGCTGGTGATGAGGTCAGATGTATGGACGGTAAGAATATCCGTGGAATTGGCAAGGTTTACATGGTGAAGAATACAAACTATTTTGGTTACTCAGAGATATGGCTGTAAAATTTGATTTTTCGGACGTGGATAGCTTTTTCGAGCAAGGCTATGCCGAGGTGAAAGCTGTAGAAGAGAGGGTCGGAAAGGAATCTGTCGATTATGCTATAAAGAACGGTAGTTATCAGAACCGGACCGGAACGCTCCGTAAGTCAAACAAGTATTCAGTTGAGGATGATGGACTGGTGATAAGAAACGATGCTGAGTATGCCTCACACGTGGAATCCAAAGGTTACGAAGTTTCAACTGGTGCAGCCTTATTTGCTGAGAGACGATTAAAGGAGGAAATCAAATGAAACGAATATTAAAGTATGAACTGATGGTCGCAGACCACTCAAAATTATGTCTGCCTATCGGAGCAAGAATATTATCTATTCAAGCACAACGGAATGCAATTTGCTTGTGGGCAGTAGTAGATGAATGTCAAAAAGAATTGTGTTTAGTGGATATTTTTATGTATGCAACAGGACAAAATATATCTGATAAAGATTTGTCAGACAAAAGATTTGCAGGTACTGTTCAACTTGGAGAACTGGTTTTTCATGTATTCCTTCAGTATGATAATAATATTCAATATCTTATTGTATGATAGTAACTACTGACATAGCGAACATTCTCTACCGTGACTGCAAGTCTTTCGGGATTGATATCGTTCCCCATGGCAAGAAGCTGACAGGGGCGATAAAGTCCGAAAGGATTGTCATTCACGCCAAGAAGCAACAGCCGGGCACATACTGGAAGAAATCTTTCGTCGAGGTGAACATTTGTGTTCCCGATTTGAAGGAAGGCGAAGCCAATACCATCCGGCTGAACGAACTGGAGAAGCAGGCACAGGGATTGTTTGACGGTGTTACCGGTCGCTATGACGGTACAACCTATCATTATTCTATCGAATCAATTGGAACGGAGGAGGACACTGCTTTAAAGTGTCACTATGTGAATGTAAGAATTTTGTTTGAAGTTTTAAATGTGAAATAATATGGCAGAAGCAAAGAAAGTCACAGCCGCGAATATCAAGAAGCTTTGGTATGGCGAAACAAGCGAGATTACCGCAGATTTGACAGGACAAGCCTTGCATACTCTTTTACAGGGTGAAGCATTGAAAGAAATCAAGAATATCCATCAGGATACGTGGACACTCGAAGAGGCAGAAGCAAGCCGAACGAACTATAAGAACCAGCTTACCGGCCAGACCTATCGAAGTGAAAAGGAAATGGGTGACGTGACCGTCAACTTTACCATTGGCGAGTACGACTATCCTACTAAAAAAGACCTTATGGGTGGCGATGTCATCAACACCGACAAAGGTTGGAAGCGTGCAAGAGGTAAGGTAAACATTGAGAAGTTACTTGTTGCTTTAACTGACGATGACCAGTATTGTGTGATTCCACGTGCTGACATCGGTGCACGTGAAGCCACAACAGACAAGGCTGTCGGTATTCCTGTAAGTGCGGTGGAACTGGAACCACAAAATGCAGAAGTTGCACCAGAATACTGGTTTGACTCATCTGAAGTAACAGCAGGTGCTTAATGCCTATCCAATAGGTAGAGATTGAATTCCATAACAGGGGTGGGCTTTATGGCTTCACCCCTTAATTTTTATCTTTTATCAGAATGAATCAAGGAGCAAAAATAGTAACTGAATCCATTATCGGAAGTGATTTCAGAACGGTGTTTGTCGCTGGGAAAGCCTACACGGTCTACCCTCCTACTATCAACAAACTGGCCGGAGCAATCTCCCATTTGTCAGGTGTACAAGAAGCAGACAATTTGAAAGAAGTTCTTCTCTCCCTGGGAGAAAGTGAGGCCTACAGCAGGGCTCTTTCCTGGCTGATAGCTGGTGACGAAAACTTGAGCGAAGAACTGGCAAAAGGAACATACGAAGAGAATGTGGACGCATTGGATGAAACACTCTCTATGATTGACTCAAAGGTTTTTCTCAAAGCTGTCAGCTTGGCGAGGAACGTAAGTCTGCTGGCAGCGAAACCGAGGTTGTAGGAAATGATACTCTCTTGGGACAGATTGCATCGTTCATGGAAAATCTGCATCTGTCATACCGGGAAGTGGTCTATGAGATACCATACAGGAATTTAGTATTAATGCAGCGTGACAAGCTTCATACTGTAACCGGGACAAAAGTCACGAAGGTGAAAGGCAAGGATATGGCTTCACGCAGAAGAAGAAACAAGAAATAGATATGGCTCTATTAGAATGTTAAAAAGCAACAGAAACGTTACTTTTTTACGTTACAAAGCTTGCTTAATAGTAACGAAAATGTTACCTTTGCATTGTCAATTAAAAGTTCTTTGATTTATGAAGTTTTCAGAGTTTTACAAATTGATTGAGTCAGCAGGCTGGACAATCGAAAAGGGAAAGAAACATCACAAGTATGTTCATCCCGACTTTGACTACTTTATCCCTGTAGGCAGACATCCAGCCAAAGAGATACCTAAAGGTACTCTTGACAGCATGATGAAAAAGGCGGGGTTAAAGAAGTAAAAGAACAGCACCCACTTCGGTGGGTGCATTTAATTGACAAAACTTAAAATACACGATTATGAAGAAGATTCAGGCTATTATTGAAAAAGCAGATGATGGAGGAATTTCTATCTATTCTGAAGATGTAAACGGTGCGTATGGCTTTGGGCTTACAGAACAAGAAGCGAAAGAGGACTTTGTTTCTGTTTTAGAGGAACAGGCAGAATATTACAAAGAAAAACATGGTGAATTTCCAAGTTGGTATAAAGCTGGCTATTCTGTGGAGTATGTGTATGACTTAAGTGGATTTTTTGAAGCGTTCCCTTTTATTAATGCAAGTAAGTTTGCAAAGGAAATAGGTATAAATGAATCTGTAATGCGAAAGTATAAAGGAAAGATAATTACAGCATCAGAAAAGCAAAGAGCTATCATACAATCAAAATACAATGAGATACTTAAAAGAATGGCAAATGTCAAGTTTTGATATTCCAGCCGTGAGGCTCTGATATAAATTAAAGAACAAATTGACAATCGGGCGCATCATAATGGTGCGCCTTTTTTGTTCTATTCCGAGATGGAGTCTAATTATTCAAAAATAGAAGTTAAATTACACGACAATTGCCAAGTTGTTTCGTTTTTGATTTCAAAAAGTCTGAATACTATTTGCTTATATCATAATTTTAAGCATTAATATTTAGATTTTTATTTATGGCAACACTCGTATTCCGTGTATCAAGTGACTGGGAACAGGTCGTAAAGCTAAGACAAGAATGTGAAAAGCTGGAAGCCCAACTCAAAAAGATGGACGTGAACAAATCTCCGGCAGCGGCAAGGGCTTTGGAAACCCAATTGGCATCTGCTCGCCAACAAATGATGGGGCTGGTAACCGAGGCGGCTAAAGTTGGAGCTACAATGGAGCGTGATTTCAAAAATGGAATTTACAGCGCTTCACAAACAGTAAACAACCTCTCTGCAAATATTACTTCACAAAGGGGTGTCATTAGGCAATTACAAAATGAGCTTACTTTATTGAAAGAGAAATACCGAGAAACTGTAAAGTCGGGTGGTAATACCAGCGGTATGTCGGAGCAGATAAAAGCTCAAACCGATAAGTTAAGGGAGCAGAAAGATATTTTGTTTGGACTTACTCAACAGCAGGCAGAAGCCCGTCTTTCAGTAAAGAGACTGAAGGATGAATATGCAGCTTTTAAGGAAGAAGCCGGCGAAACGGTCGAAGCAAATGAAAAGATGTCCGTTTCCTTAACCAAAGTACTTGGTATAATAGGTGGAGTAACTGCCTTGAAAAACTTTGTTACAGAACTTGTTAATGTACGAGGACAATTCCAGCAGCTTGAAATTGCTTTTTCAACCATGCTGAAAAGTAAGGAAAAAGCAGATAAACTGATGTCAGAGCTGGTGGATATTGCCGCAAAGACACCCTTCGACCTTCAAGGGGTGGCATCATCTGCCAAGCAAATGATTGCTTACGGCTCGTCAGCTGAGAATGTGGGTGATGAACTTGTCATGCTTGGTAATGTAGCCGCCGGTGTTGGCTCCCAGCTTAGTGAAATAGCCTATCTCTATGGCACATTAAGGACACAAGGGAGAGCCTATGCTGTCGATATTCGTCAGTTTGCAGGACGTGGTATTCCCATCTACGAGGAACTGGCAAAAGTGCTTGGTGTGACAAAAGATGAAGTTTCCGGTTTAGTAAAGGAAGGCAAGGTAGGATTTAAAGAAGTAGAACAGGCCTTCAAAAATATGACTAGTGAATCAGGAATCTATTATAACCTGATGCAAGAACAGTCTAAGTCTCTTACAGGTCAGTTGAGTAACCTTGGAGATGCTTGGGATACAATGTTGAATGAGATTGGAAAAGATACTCAGGGAATTGCTTCTGCAGGTATTTCAGGATTGAAAGGTCTTATTGAGAACTATGAAACTGTTGGTAA